ACTGCATCATTCACAGTTGTTTCTACTGTAACTAATACTTCTACTATGAATTATCAGTGGCAGAAGAAGGAGTATGGCACACAAACTTGGAGTAACATTATTGGTGCTAACCAAGCAACATACTTCACTAATGCAACTACACAAGCTGATGATAGTGATGAGTATCGTGTAGCAATAACTGCTGCGGGTGCAACTCCTGTCTACTCACTATCTGCTGTATTATCTGTCCAAACAGGTGCAACTGTAATTACAGGATTCACACCTAACCAAATCTTCGATGACATCTAAATAATATCATGGCAGCAACAGCATCATTTAATAACGCAACAAAGGTTATAACCGTAGCATCAGATGGTCTACCAAGACCAGTATCTTTCGGTACTTTTCCTAATGAGAATAATCCAAACACAGTAACAGAGCAGGACTTTGACCATGATTTCTTATACCGTGGAGGAACATTTGGTATTAGTAGAGTTTTTGATTCTAATCAGTATACCCATGACGGATTTATCAGATCTGTAACACTATCCGTTAACGACATTGCATTATTCACAGGAGTTAATGCAAGCATTAAAGTGGATGATAGAATATTATTTGTTTTTAATGATTATAAGTTAACGTTTATATTCAGAGGAACAACATTCACATCCATTGCAGGAGAATGTTGGTTAGCAGCAGATGATAGATTAGATTTAATCGTAAGTGACCAAGCACTGACTCCTACAACAGGAACATATGAATATTATGACCAAAGAAATGGTAGAGGTCCCACACCATTAGGCACTATCGGAGTTGCTGCAAATGGTGTTGCACTATTCAATCCCAGTGCAGGGACTGGTGGTAACCCACCCCCAGGTTTTAGTTGGAATGCACATTTCCCTAACTCACCTGTAACCTTCGGTCCTGACTCTTGTGGTGGACATCCAGAGCAGTCTGGACAATATCATTATCATGATACACATTTTCTTGACTGTTGGAGAGAGGGGTCTTCAATAGCATCATATAATGATTACTATGGGTCTACTCAGTATAACGGTGATAATATTAGACATCCTGATGGTCATTCTAAAATGATAGGAATATCATTTGATGGATTTCCTATTTACGGTCCGTTTGGTTATACACAACCTTGGGATAGTCTTTCTAGCACTACTACTATGTCTAGCTCATATTCTGCTAGAGATACTGAAGCAGCAGGAAGACCTGATTATGGTAGCACAAGTGAAAATCCACCAGCTGGTGCTTTGATTGTGGATTGGGAATATGTGGAAGGAACTGGAAGCCTTGACTACCATAATGGTAGATTTTGTGTAACTCCAGAATATCCTGATGGGACATATGCTTATTTCTTGTCTGTTGATGACCAAGATGCTCCTGATTTCCCTTATATGATTGGATTGACAACAAGGGAAACTATAGATACAACATTCACAGTGACACCTGTCCAACAGGATCAGGGAGGTGGTGATGATGATGGTGGAGATGCACCTACACCACCAACGTTGCAGTTTACATTGCAACCTCAAAGTGCCACAGTCAATGCGGGTGAAACTGCGACATTCACAGTTAACGCACAAATCTTACCAGAAAACGGAACTATCGCTTATCAGTGGTATAGGTCAACTGATGGTGGATTTGCATTTGCTGCTATCACAGGTGCAACAGCAGCATCATATAGTGTTACTGGTCTGGCATATATGACAGGGTATAAGTATCGTTGTCGAATCATCGGACCTGTACCAGCTAACAATGCCCAAAACTCACCACTTGATTCAAATCAGGCAAATCTGACTGTATCTGGTTCTGGTGGAAGTGGAGATTTGCAGAATAGATTTGATTCTACATCAAGTAACTTTGACTCTACTGCACAATCCTTCGATGGCACATAAATAAACTTGTAGAAAACTACCGAAAATGGCAAAGCAAAATCTTAATATAGGCTCTTCAGCGAATGATGGCACAGGTGACAGCCTGCGAGATGGAGCTATAAAATTAAATTCAGTCATCGATGAGTTATATACCAATCTTGGTAATGACACTAATTTACAGATAAACGTCGGGTCTCCCAGTGCAGGACAATTCCTAAAATGGAATGGGTCTCAGTTTGCTGAGGGTGCTTTAGATTCTTTAACAGCAGACCTTGATGTAGCAGGAAACAAAATTATATCATCTGCTAATGGTGATATAACTGTAATGCCAAATGGCACAGGAGATATTAAATTCTGGGCTGGTGGCACAGGTGCTGCATTAACATATGTTGATGGTGCTGATGGTAAGTTAAAGTATAGCAATGTGTTTGCCACTACAGGAGATTTACCAGATAACACTGTGCATCATGGTATGTTTGCGTATGTGTCTGGTGACACTAAAGCAAGATTTGCAACATCAGGCGGTTGGGTAAACATAATAAGTGAGAGTAGTAGTATAGGTCTTCTTAGTGATGTTGACTTAACTGTAGGTGGTGGTGCATCTGATGGACAAGTATTGAAATGGGATGGCACTAATAGTTACTGGTATCCTGCCAATGATGAGACTGCAACAGGTGGTGGAGGTAGCACACAAAATTTATTTGAAACTGTAAACGCAGATAGTGGAGCAACTACAGCATCTGCTGCAACTGATACTTTAACTATTGCGGGTGGCACAAACATATCCACTTCAATAGCTGGTGACACAGTTACTATCAATATGACAGGGACACTAGGTGCTCCTGACCAAAATGTATTTACTACTATAGGGACAGATAATAATAGTAAGACTGCAAATAGTGCATCTACTTTAATTAATTTTGTAGGTGGCACTGGTATATCAACAGATGTTGCAGGAGATAATTTAACAATTACAAACTCCTCACCTAACGTTGTGCAAAATGCATTGCAATCTGTATCAGGTGACAGTGGAAGTTATACTGCTGTAGCTGCAACATCTGGTGTTGAGGTTTTGGGTGGTACTGGTGTTACAACTGCTTTGGTTTCTAATCAGCTAACGATAACAGCTGAGTTAGGCATGAAGATTGGACAGAATAAAAATGAAAATGGAAAAGTAATATTCTGTGATAACGGTACCTTTGAAAGAGTTGCTTCTTCTGGGATAGGATGGAATATTGGGGCAAATGGTTCTTCAGCATATACTTTCAATGGAGCTGGTGTTGCTACAACTGATGCCAACCCAACTCTCTATTTGTATAGAGGATTTACTTATAGATTTAATAATACAACAGGTGCATCACACCCATTTGAAATCAAAGTATCAGCAGGAGGAGCTTTAATTACTGATGGTGTAAGTGGTGATACCGAAGGAATTCAGTATTACACTGTGCCTATGGATTTGGCAGCAGGCACAACTTACAAATACCAATGTGGAGTTCCTTCACACGTCAACATGATAGGTGACTTAGTAATCGTATGACACGTACAGTTCCTGGCTCTGGTGCACAAATCGTCCCGATGTTTAACAGCGTCTACGGTGTTAGAGAGGTGTACGTTACTGCCAATGGAAGTGGATATGATTCAAATGACCCACCCAGACTTCGTATAGGAAACTGTGGCACACCTATTAGAGAGGCAGTGTTAAGACCAGTTATAGCAGGAGTTGCAGGAGAAATTATAGCAGTAGAGGTATTAGACCCAGGTGAGGGATATGACCCTTTACGTTTAAAGATTGAGGATGAAAATTCTAATGGATATGCTACTGGTAATGTATATTTAAAGGATGATGGTGCTATAGACTTTATCCAGATGACTGGATTTGGTGATAATTATTTTGATTCTACTGCAGTTATAGAAGGTGGTGGAGGTAGTGGTGCAGAATTAGTCCCTATCACAGGACTGCTAACAGGTTTATCAATTCAGCAGCAAGGTAGAAACTATACAGAAGAAGATGTAAATATTATTATTTCTGGTGGAGGTGGACAGGGTGCAACTGGTGTTGCTTCTGTAAACCAGTTTGGTGAGGTATCTTCTATATCTTTGACCAATGCAGGAGAATTCTTTGAGACACCACCACTCATACAAATCATAGGTGGTGGTGGAAGTGGTGCATCTGCTGCAGCATTTATTGACTTAGGTGTTATCACAAACATCGACCTTATATCAGGAGGTGGCGGATATCAGGGAACACCGAGTATTATCTTCACAAGAGACACTGACCTGATCCGTACTGCAAGAAATCGTCAATCTTTAAACAGTGTCCTATACAATCTGTCTGGTATACTTACAAACGTTGACTCGAATGACACAACTATCCACATAGAAACTACTGACCCATATCCAGGATCAGGTAAGTTTTTGGTTGGAAGAGAAGTTATTAGATATACAGGTAAAACTGCAACATCATTTACTGGATGTGATAGAGGTGTAAATTTCCGTTTTGACCAGAAGGTTACATTAGATAGTTTACAAGATGATGCAAATACAGGTATCACACAGTATGATTTCTCTGTTACTGATAAGGTAAGACGTGTTGTTGAATCATCTAATAACAGAGTTGCTATTGTATATGACTGGGATCCTACTACTAGGTCACTATATCTAACATTCCAAGTTGATGAATTAGCATTCATTGATGGTGGTAGGTCTAATGAGAAATCTCAAATCATAGCATTTGTAGGAGGCACATCTGGGTCTACTGGCACTGGTGTTCCTCCACATAACTTATTAGAATTAGAGGGAAATGATATTGTCACATTTACAGATCCCTTAGGATTAATTCTTAATAGAAAATTTGAAGATGATGATGAATTGGATGGAGCTGGTGATGGAATTATTGACCTTATTAATACTGGCACTGAATATGAAAACCAAATTAATCTAGATGGTGGCATCGCCTCGTCTAAATATGGTATTGAGGAAACATTAGGTGGACAAAACACCACTCTATTCCAAATTGGAGACCAGATATATGATGGTAATGCAACACCTCTAACCGCAACTATCCAAGCTGCGGGTGAATTGGGAGACGGTGATACTCATACATCAACCGCAACTATTATCATTACATATAACACTACTACCCTGTTTAACATAGGAGAGGTAGTAGAAGGATTAACATCAGGTTTAACTGCAACAACAACCACTCGTGTAACAGGTCCTAAATCAGGACAATTTACACTAACAGTTGAAAATATTGTAGATAATGACCCAACTTATAAGTTTACAGTCGGTGAAATCTTGAGAGGAAACTCCTCAGGAGCACAAGCCGACATCATTTCTGTTGAATATACAACGTTTATCAGAAATGAAGAAGACTAACCCCTATAAATATAAAGAAGGCAATCGCTAGACATGGCACTATTAACCGACCAATTTAGAATCTTT